AGAATCCCCTTGGTCTTCGTCTCGACCAGGTCCCGGTACCGGTTGTCCTTTTCCTCGATGAGCGTGCGGGTGCCCCGAATCTCGGCGAGGAGCAGCTCCTTCAACGCGGCAATCGATTCGTCTGCGGTCATGGCTCAGTCCCCCACCAACGGCGGCGCCGGCGGGTCAATCTTCGGGACCTGAATCACCAGCGTGTTGCCGGGCGCCACGAACGCCACCGGCCGCGTGGTCCTCATCCGCAGCGCGAGGTTGACCATCGCCACGACGGCGACCTGGAGCGGCACGAACCGCAACGGAATCAGCGCCAGGACCTCCGTCAGCGACAGGACGGCGACGAAGAGGTTCGCGGCGTTCCACCACATCGTGCGGCTCGACAGCACGGAGATCGCCCACGCGTTGATGTACGCCCGCTCGATGAATTCACTCATGTCCTTCTTCTTTCGGGTCCGCGATCAACGGGCCCAGCGCCAGGAGATCGGCCGGCGTGATGCGGAGGTCGCCGAGGGCCTCCAGGTCGAGCGGCGTCCAGGCGAGCTCCACCGGCAGCGCGGTCAGGTCCGCGAGCCGCGCGGTGAACGCGGCCGCATGCTCGGGCGTCACGGTGATGACCCGTGGCCCGAGCCGCGCCCGTTCTTCGGGGGTCGCCGCGTCCCGCTCCTCCCCGAATTCGAGCAGCGCCTTTTGCCGGGCCTCGTGAAAGAGCGCGGTCTCCAGACGCACCAGGCGCGCCAGTTTCGCGACGTGGTACGCCGCTTTCACCGAGAGCCGTTCCGTCGCCAGGCGTTCGAGCGCCGGTTCCGCGGTGACGAGCGCGCCGAGGGTGGTGGCGATCATGTCGGCGTCCCCGTCACGGCCCCCGCCGTCAACTTGCCGTCGGTGACGAGTTTCTCGAGGACGCGCTTCTGCAGCGACTTCACCGAGAGGTCGGCCGTATTCAGGACGGTCATCAACGCGATCGCCTGGGCGCCGCTGTACCCCGCCGTCGTGACGACGCCATCGCTTCCAACCAGGACGATCCCGATGGTCTGAAGATCCCATTCCAAGATGAGCTTCGTCACCCGGTAAAAGGTCTTATCCGGGACGACGAGCGGCGTGGTCAGATCGAGCTGTTCAGCCATTCAGGGTTCCTCTCTAGGCATCGACCGATTTGATCACCACGAACCGGAAGGCCGGCGCTTCGCTGATCGCCGCCGGCGTCACGTTGCGAATACTGACTTGGGCCGTGCCGGCCCCACACACGGCCGTGATGTTGTACGACCCGATCGCGCCCGCGATCTGGCTGAACGCCAAGAGGTCCGTCGCCGCGATCGCGGAGTTGGTCAAGGTGAACACCACCGTGGTGTCCGCGGCCTGCGACACCGAGAACAGCGTGATCTTCCCCGTCGCTTTATTGAGGATGATGGTCGTCGTCCGGCTCGTGATCTGCGTGACGGTCCCGCCGGCGCCGGTCGCGTAGCCGAGGCCGGCCGTCGCATGCGTCGAGACGATCTTGTTGCTCCCGGTCACGGCCCCGACGGCGAGCGTGCCCGGGATCGTGACGGCGCCTAATTGCGTGATCGAGATGTTGACCGTCAGGCCGTCATTTTGGGTATAGGTGAGGACGTCCGCGATCATGCTCAGCGATTGGCTATTCCCCGCCGTGCCCAGCACCTGGAACGCGACCGGCTGGTTGTTGCCCTTACTGATGACGAGGCCCGGGCCGGCGGTCGACGTGACCGTGAGGTTGCCGGCGATCGCGAGGGTCGTCCCGTCAAACGTCAGGCTCGCGCTGCTACCGTAGGTGTTCGTCGCCGAGCCGTACACCACCTGGTTCGCGGTGATCGCGTTCGGCAGGATCAGCGTCGACCACACGGGCGCCGTGGTGACGCCGGCCGCCCGGAGATACGATCCGGCCGCCACGGCCGCGCGCCGGGCGAGCGTCGTCGTCGTGTCCGCATAGAGCAGGTCGCCGACGGCGAACACACTTTGCCCCGTCCCGCCGGAGGTCGCGACCAGCGTCGCGCTCAGACTCGCCGCGCTGCCCGTGGTGTTCTGGTTGAGCGTCGGGAAGTCGCCGGCGACGGCGATCGACAGCACGCCGGTCGTCGTGGTGTTCTTGACGATGCCGGTGCCGAGCGCGCCCAGGAACTGCGCCGCCGACAGGCCGGCGTCCGCGGTGCCTTGCACGACGAACTTGTTCGCGAACGCGACCGTCGCCGAGCCATCAACGCTGTTCCCGGCCAGGTTCCGCGCGGTGGTCCACTTCCCCGCGCTGGTCGCCGTCGCGGCATTCCCCGTCGTCGACCCGGACGACCCCGTGACGCTCCCCGCGATCGGCGCCGTCACTGTGAGGGTCGCCAGCACGCCGACACTCGTCAAGGAAGACGCCAGGACAGTCGCCGCGAGCGTCGCGCCGGTCAGCGTGCCGGCCGCCGCCGTGACGGTGATCGGGGCCGAGCCGTCGAAGCTGACGCCGTTGATGGCGCGGGGCGTGGCGAGCACGGTCGCCGCCACCGCCAACGTGGCCGTCAAGGCGTTGCCGCTCGTGCTCTGATTCAGCGTCGGGAAGTCGCCGGCGACAGCGATCGACAGCACGCCGGTCGTCGTCGTGTTCTTGACGATGCCCGTCGCCAGCGCGCCGAGGAATTGCGCGCCCGTGAGGCCGGCATCCGCGACGCCCTGCGCGAGGAACTTGTTCGCGAAGGCGACGTCCGCGGACCCGTCGACACTGTTGCCCGCGAGCAGGCGCGCCATAGACCACGCCCCGCCGCCGCCTGCCGGGGTCGCAAACGATCCATCCGCCCGCAGGAAGTCTGTGGTGCCGCCGGGGAAGCCGTCGAGATCGAGGACCGACAGCGGATCGCTCCCCGCGAGGGCATGGGTCGCCGCGTGCGTCGTCGAGGCCTTCACGGCGAGGGCCGCGACGAGATCGGTTTGGTCGCTCAGCGTGCCGCCGAGATCGCCCCAGACCGCCGGGTCGGGACCGTCGCTGCTGCTCGACGACGCGCCGGTGCCGCTGCCGGATCCCCCGCCGCCTCGGTCCTCGTCCTTCAGCACGACGCGCCGGAGCAGATCCTCGAGCGTAAACCGCACACTCGACGCCGTCACCGACAGAATCGGATCCGTGGTGAGGTTCGGCGAGAGTGAGGCGCCGACCGTTTGAATCAGGAAACTGCCCGCGATCGGCGGTCGGACCAGCGCGAACGTGACCGTGCCCCCGACCGTGAGCTTCGGGTCGCGCGAGGGGAATTTGACGGTCCGGATCGGGTCCTTCCACAGCGCGAGCTCGGCCTCGACGCGGCGGATGAGCGCCGCCGTCCGGAGGGTCGTATCGGTGACGCGCCCTTCCCGGACCCCGGTGCCGCCGTGCCGCAGCGCGAAGGCCGCCTGGGCCTCGACGTCGTCGCGTTGGATCCAGACATTGACGGCCGTGTTCACGAGGACGGGCGCCACGATCGCCCCCTCACCGCTGCCGGGGATCCCGGTCAGCAGGTAGTGCCACGTCGGTGGCGTTTTTCCGGTCGCGTCCGTGACCGGCGTCCCGGCGTCCTCCGTGAGGGTGAGGGGCGAATCGTTGAGCCCGGGGGGCTGCGTCGCCGCGTCGTCGACGTGCGTGGTCTCGCTGGGCGTCAGGGTGGCAATCGCGGTAAAGAGGTTGCGCCAGTGCCCGAACACCGCGTCGTATTCCGCGCGATAGATCCGCTTCGCGCGCACGTCGGTGTCGGTGTAGGCGTACGCGTCCGGCACCCGGAGATAGCTCGCCTCGTCTCCCGCCGTGCCGACCGTCACGTCGACAATGCCGGTGCCCGCGGGCACGGTACAGGTGTACTGCGTCTCGTCGATAAAGGTGATCGCGGTCGCGAGCGTGCCGCCGACGTACACGTTCAGGCCGGCGATGAAGCCGCGCCCGGTGACCGTGATCGACGTGCCGCCGGCGACCGGGCCGAAACTGGGTTGGACCGCGCCGCCGGCGACCGGATCGGGACACGGCGGAATGTTCGAGAGGTACACCGTGCCGCCGGTCGTGTTGATCGTCCGCGGCGCGATATTGAAATTCGGAGTCGTCAGCGACGCGTCGTTCAAGACGTCGGTGAACGTGTTCGGTAGGGTGTTGGGGATCTCGCCGACGAGATAGTAGGGCGAGAAAGCCCCGCGCTTCGTCCGGTAGATCCGGATCGTCAGCACGCGCGGGTCGTCATTCGTGACGAGGTCCGTAAAGACGACGGCCCCGTTCGCGTTTCCCGTGATGCCGTACGGCGACATCCAGACGGCGCCGTTGGTCTCCCCCTCCGCGGTCGCGTAGGAGATCACATAGCTGTAGTGGCCGAAGTCCATGAACCCGCCGGTCGTGGCAACGGCGGCGCCCCCGCCAACCGGCGCGACCTGCGGGGACCAGGTAATCGCCTGGGCCTCACTCAGCGCCGATTCGCGGCCGCGTTCATCCACGAACGACAGCTTGTAGGCGACGAGGTTGCGGATATTGCCGTTGTCGTACGGCGCGCTGCCCGTCAGGCTCGGCAACAGCGTCATCCCGCCGCCGGGTCCGGTCGGCGCCGTCGCCGCGCGTCGAGCCGCCTCCGCGACTTTCGCCGTGCCGGTGTACGTCACGACTTGCGAGCCGACGAGCACGGAGCCGCCGGCGGACTCAAAGTTCTCCAGGCTGCCGACTTCGAGGGTGGTATCGCCGGCCAAGGCGAGCGCGCGCGTCGACGAGCCCGCCCCTTTCCCATGGATGCGGGTGCGCAGTTGCGTGAGGTCCTCGGTCAGGGTGACCGGCGCGTCGTGCAGGAAACTCGCCGTGTCGGCGGTGATGACGTCGGGGTCGGTCCCCGCTTCGGGATCCTGGAAGAGATGGAGATCCCGCTCGTCGAGATAGAACGCGCCACCGCCCATCGCCTCACACAGCGCGGTCAGGCACTCGGTGAATTGGGCGGACCCGTCGAAGAGGATCGTGACCTCGGGTAAGCCGGCCGCGACGCCGCTGCCGGTGAAGTCGGGCGCAGACTCAGCCAGCATCTCGGCGACGATCGTCGAGACCGACACGTCGGTCCAGGTGCCGAACGGCCGAATGGCGTTCAGGTCCCACGCGAAATCGACCGCGTGATGCTGCTGCGCCAGTTCGGCATCCGTGAGGACGAACGTGAGGTCCGTCGACACGACGGGTCCGCGAAACACCGGCCCGTCGCCGAAGTCCAACCCGATGATCTGGCCCGCCGGCACCTCGCCGGATTCGCGGGTGGTAAACGTCAGCGTGCTGATACCGTGATGGCTCGAGGACAGGCTCGGCGCCGGGTCGGTCCGCACCAGCCCCGTCCACGTCTCGTCGTCCTCCGGCAGCGCGGGCCCCTCCACGTCGAGCGCTTCGAACGTGAACGCTTCGGCGAACTCGCTGTCGCCCACGACGACCGTCACCGGCCCGACGGTGTGCGCGGGGGTGACGCAGGTGTATGCGGTCTCGTCAACGAAGACGATGTCGGTGGCCGCGATCCCGCCGAAAGTAATGTCGGCGTCGACCGTGAACCCGAGCCCCGCGATCGTGACCGCCGTGTCGCCCGTCACCGGCCCGTGGTCCGGCGTGACGCTCGCGATCCCGTACGCCAAGTACTCGAAGGCGTCGACGAGCGTCCCGTAGCCGCCGCTCGGCAGGAGCGTGACGGTGACATCGACGACGCCGGCGACGTGCGCGGGCGTGACGCAGGTGATGGACGTCGGGCTGACCACGACGACGTCGGTCGCCGCGAGATGGTCGAAATTCACTTCCGCCCCGTCGACGAAGCCGGTGCCCGTGATCGTGACCGCGGTGCCGCCGAGGGACAGCCCGTCGGCGGGATCGATCGCCGTGACCGTCAGCGCCGGCGCCGGCGAGGTCATCACGGAGAGGCCGTCGTTGTTCGTGTTGTTCGCGAGTGCGACGAACCGGTCGGCACCCCAGGCGACTTGATGCCACGGTTCGACGGTGGCGACGGCGGGATCCGATTCCGTCCACGTCACCCCGTCCGCGGAGACCGCGATCTGGTTGGTGTTGGTCGCCCCGGCCGCGGCGACGACGACGCACTGCCCCGCCCCCCACGCCGCGCCGCTCCAGACGGGACGGCTGCCGCCGGTCGTCGGGACCGTGCGCTGTGTCCACGCGGTGCCAGTGTCGCTCGTCCAGATCGGATCGTCGTTGTTCTGCTGGATCGCGACGAGTCGGCCGAGATCCTCGGACCAGGCGAGGCCTCGCTCCGTGACGCTCTGCGCGCCAAAGACGGCGGTCTGTTCGGTCCAACTCGTGCCGTCCGCCGAGGTCATCGCGTGCCCGCCCGTCACCGAGGCGGCGACGAAGAGCCCCAGGGCCTCGGCCCAGACCACGCTTTCCCACGCGCGCGCGGCCGCGGCGGTCCGATTCGTCCAGGTGACCCCGTCCGGCGACGTCATGACGCGATGGGTCCCGGCGGCCGCGACCGCGACGAACAGCGTCAACGCCGGCGCCCACGCGACGTCGTACCAGAGATTCGCTTCCGAGGCCGTGCGCGACGTCCAGGTCACGCCGCCGTCGTCCGACGTCATCACCGCCGAGGCCCCGACCGCGACGAGTCGGCCCGAGGTGCCCAAGGTCGGCGCCCACGCCACGGCGCGCCAGGACGTCGCCGACGCCGCGGCGCGCATCGTCCACGTCACGCCGTCCGGCGACGTCATCACGCGGTGCGCGTCCGACCCGCTGTTCTGCGATCCGACCGCCACGAACAGACCGAACCCCGGCGCGTAACACAGATCGCGCCAGACGTTGTTGTAGGTGGTGGGGGTGGACTGCTGCGTCCAGGTCAGCGGCATGGCGTCATGCCGTGCCCATTTGGCGAGAGACCTTGAGACTGCGCATGACGTAGGCGCTGACGCCCGCCGACAATTCCTGAATCGTTCGAGGGTCGAGGACGCCGCTCACCTTCATGTCGACATTGACGACCGTGGTCTCGGCGCTGCGGCCGTCGATGGTGGCGGCGACGGTTTGCTTCGACTCGCGCTCTGCGATCGCTTTCAGGAGGGCGTCGCGCACCGGGCCGGTCAGTCCGTGCGCCGCCCACACGTCGGCGGCGGTCTCGAACGTCGAGATCCACGAGTCGTTGTCGCCGGTCGCTTTGCCTCGCTCGCCGTGCTGCCGTTCGTAGTTGGTTCGGTCGAAAGTCGTCATGCCCTTCGTCGCTTTATCCATCTCCTTCTGATTGCTGTAGGCGCTCGTCGTATTCTCTGAGGACATGCGCGCGCGGTTGGTCCGGTCGAAGGCACTCTCGGCCGCCTCCGCCATCTCGGCGTACGCCTTGACGGTCGCCGCGCCCATCCCGCGGGCCGCGGCTTCCAGTGACTTCACGAGCGCAAGCTGCTTGTCGAGTTCGTCCCGGTAAAAGTCCCCCGAGTTCGCCATGTCCATGTACGCCTGGCGCTCGTGGTCAGCCCGGGCGCGCATCGCGCTGATGGAGTTCTGATTCTTCTGTTGCATCAGCGCGCCGACGTCGTCGATCTCCTTCAGCTCGTTTCTCGCCAACTCCTGCCGGATCGCCGCGGTGATTTTGCCGCTCTCTTCCAACGCGGCGATCTGCTTGGCGTACCGTGCCTTGATGGCGACGATCGCCCGCTCGTCGGCGGTCCCGGTCTGCGCCGCCTCAAGGACGCGGGCGTCCTCTTTGATCTTTGTGAGTTCGAGGAGTTGCTGGCCGACGAGCGTCTTCTCTTTCTCCGCGGCTTGTTTGGTCGCTGCCTCGGCTTTCTGTAACGCCGTGGCGTAGACTTCCACCGCGCCCGCGGCCAGGTTCATCCCGCCGGCGATCTCGGTGGTGCTCTCGCCCAACGCGAGGGCGTCCTTGATCATCGCTTTGTCACTGACCGAGAGCGCGTCGACGGCGCCGCGGACTTCGTCGAGATGCGCGCGGTACGTGTCCTGCGCGTCGACGGCCACTCCACCCTGGACCGCCGCGAGGTCCGCTTCCGCCGCTGCCGCCGCATCGACCTCGACCTGGATCTTCCCCATCTCGGCCGCATAACGGGACGGATTGAGCGTGGCCATCAGCGCATCGGCGAGTCCCATCTTCTCGACCAACTGCGCGAAGCCGCCGGCGCCCCCGAGGGCCTGGTTCTTCATCCGCGTCCATTGGCGGTCGAGCGCGTCCCCCGCCGCATTCACGGCCCGCACTTGCGCATCCCCGGAGGTCGTCGCCTCGGATGCCAGTTCTTTGAATTTCGCTTTCAACTGCGGGAGAATCTCGAGCCCCGTCCGCCCGAAAATTGCGACGGCGGCCTCGGCTTGCCTCACGGGGCTCTCGATCGTGCCCACCGCCGTGGCGATCATTTCAAACTGCTGATACGGGTTCTTTGCGCTGAGTTCCGCAAAGTTGATATTCAGATCGCGGAACGCTTGTTGTGCCTTCGGGTCATTTAGGTTCAGCTGCATCTTCCCGATGGCGCCGGTGAGGGTGTCGAGGGAACCGCCGGTTTGCCCCGCCACATATTCCAGACGCTGCACGTCGCTGATGAAAATACCGGTCTGGTTGGAGACTTTGACGAGATGACCGGCCGTGGCGAGGAGTTCTTTCCCGAAGCCCACGACCGCGCCGAGCGAAAACGAGACGCCGAACGCGCCCGCCAGCGAGGCCGCGATGCCGCGCATGTGCTCGAGTTCGCCGCCTGTCGTTCGCGCTTCGGCCGCGATCCTGGCGATGCCTGGGGGAACCGGCGCCCCAGTGGCCTGGAGCTTGGCCATCGCCTCCGCGCCGACCGCACCCATGCGTTGCAGTTCCGCCGCCGTCAGCCCCGCCCCATTGCCGGCGCGCTCGAACACCTCCGCCATGAGTTTGGCTTCTTGGATGATCTTCCGCCCCGAGAAGCTCTCAGTCATGCGCGACAGCCGTCCGGCCACCTTCTCGCTGCCGCTCTCCATCGAGGCGAGCTTGACCACGGCGCCGTCGACGGCCGCGTTGAAACTGGTGAAGTCCGCCGCGAATGCGCCCGAGATGGCCATCTAGTCCTTTGGCTGTTCCGCGATCAAGATCGCCCTGACCGCGTCGTCGTCTTCCCGGCTTAGAGCGCGGACGTACTCAAGGGTCCAGCCGCAGCGTCGGGCGATGTGGATGTCCCGGTCGATGCGGGCGCGACGGGCGGGGTCCTTTTTTTTTCCGCGAGGGCCGCCTCTTCCGCCGCCTCGTGCCGGTCGAGCGCGGCGATCATTTCGCGCATCGTGCCTTTGTCGAGCGACCGCAAGGTGCCAAGGCGCGTCGCGGCGTCCGTGTCGGGGTCCCACGGTACCGGCGTCCCGTCGACGCCCACGAACGACCACGCGAGCACATACGCCTGGACCTTCGCAAAGGGCCGCCGATCCGTCATCGCCACGATGAAATCGAGATACTGCCCAGCGTTCAGTTCTTTCCAGACATCGAGAAAATCCCCGTCCGACAACGGCAGCCGCACGGTTTCAGGAACGACGACACGGCACCGCGGCATTTACGTCTTCTCCTGCTTGGGCGGCCCGAGCCGCGCGGTCAGTTGCGAGGTGTCCCGCCGCAGCTCGTGCGAGACGATCGGAAAGCGCCACTCCCCTTTCGCATGTTTCGCGACGAAGGTCAGCGGCGTCTGGGCCATCTTGAACGCGTCCGACAAGACGACCGTGGCGGTGAGCGACCACACCGTCCCGGCTTTGTTGCGCGTGACGGTATAGCCCTCAATCTGCGCGCAGGTGTACCAGGCCGGTGGCGTGCCCCATTTGATGAGGCCGACAATGCCACTCAGCATGGCCGGCCCCTTCTCGTGACTACGCCGCCGACGGCAACGTCCACGGGCCAGCCGCGGTGATCCCGCCGCCGATCGTGATCGCGCCGTTCGCGTCGACCGAGATCTTCCCGCTGATGTTGGCCTTGCCCCCGAACCCCACGAGCGGCGTGAGGTACGACGGCAGCAACCGCAGCGTCGGCTTCACGGTGCCGAAGATCACGTCGAAGATCACCAGCCCGTCGGCCGGGTCATAGACGCCCTTGTACGAGCCTTTGATGTCCGGGAGGCCTTCGACGTACACCTGGTTCGTATCCCGGAAACACGTCACCTTGGCCTGGTCCTTCGCCATGTCCAGGTCCCAGGCGTTGAGCGAGGCGACGGTCACGAGCGCGGAGCCGCCGAGCGGATCCATCTGCACCTCGCCGCCGCTGCCGTGGAGTCGATCTTCTGCTGCCATAGTCGTTGTCCTTCTGTCCGCTGCGTGTCCGGCTCCGACGCGCCGCCCGCGCTTGGTTTACGCGCTCGTGCCGATGATGACGACGGTGTAGGTGACCGGCGTGCCGGCCGCGCCGTTGGTGATCGTGAGGAGGTCGCCGCTCGCCGGGGTGACCGCGACGCCTGGGCCGGCGCCGAACCACGCGAACGCGAACCCGGGCGGCAGCTTGAATCCGTCCGAGATGGCGAGGAACAACGGCACACCGGTCGCGCCCGCCGGCCGCGAGACATTGATGTCGTTGGTGTTGCCGACGGCGGCCATGATGATGATGGCTTTGACCTTCGCGAAGGTGATCGCCGCGCCGAAGGCATCGAGCAGCACGCCGGCGAGGTCGAGATCTTCCGTCGCGCTCGCGATGAGCGTTCGCGTGTCGGAGAAGACCTTGTCGGCCTGGCTGACGCCCACGCCGGCGGCCAGGTTGACGACCAGGTTGGCGGCAAACGGGGCGACCGGCGTGCCGAGATCCGCGGTGCCGGTCTGTTGGCCGGTGACGGAGAGACTGATTTTTGCGGTCACTGACATGGTGAACTCCCTACTGATTTACGCCGCCGGCGCGGCCCACACGTGATACCGCCCGCCGCCGCGGTGCCATTGGATCGATCGGTCGGCGTCGTCGAATTCCGTACTCTCCGTCGGCTCGTCCTGATACAGCGCCATCAACGCGAAGCCCGGGATCGTCAGCGTGGCCGGCGGGTCGGGCGGCTGGGGATCCAGGAGCTCGTCGATCCGCGCAGCCGCGGCATTCACATCGCCGCCGGCAGTCGAGAGCATCCGGGCCTCGACCAGGTAGAGCGCGTCCGTATACGCGCGTCGCCGAAAGACCCGAGCGTTCGTCCCGACGATGAATGACACGATCACGAACCGCTTCGCCGTGCCGCCGGTCGCGGCCATTGACGCGCCCGCCACGTTGTTGAACACGCCGTCCGGCGCCAGCGCGGTGAGCTCGGCATCGGCCCGGAGCGTGTTGATCAGCGCGCTCGTGATGGCGGTGCTACGCATCGCCGGACACCGTGAGCCCGTGGCTCACCAATAGATCTTTCAATTCGTCATACATCCGGTGCCGTTCCCGGACCACGGCCGGCACGAACACGTGCCCGGGTGGCATCTTGCCGGTCAGGTGGCGGACGCCGCGCTTGGTGGTGTAGTGCCGCGCTTCGGTCCCGTATTCGAATTCCTCGGCATGCGTCGAGGTACTCCGCACGACCGACCGCGCCCCGAACTCGCTCCGCGTGTGCTCGACCTCGACCTTGTTCCGGAGGTCGCCCTCTTCCAGCGGATAGCCCTGGATGATCGAGGCCTTCGCGACTTCGGCGCGGTTCTCGATGATGTCCGCCCCGTCGCCGGCGAGCGCCGCCGGCAGCGCCCGGAGGGCCGCCTGAAGTTCCTCGAGCCCGGTCCACGTCACGGAAGCGCTCACGACACGATCTCCACGGCGACGAGCTCCATCTCGACCTTGCGCTCGTCCGGACTCCCGCCGCCCGTCACACTGAACATCCGCCCGTCATAGAGCATGCGGGTCTGCGTGGTCACCTGCGGGTGATACGGCCCTTTGACGATGTAGGTGTTGGTCGACAGCACCGTGCCAGCGGCGACGCGCTCCAAGTCCACCGCCGTCGCCGGCGAGATGCGGACAGACAGCGACGGGGGGACGAGGTCCGTCCAGCTTTGAGCGCTTCCGCCATCACCATCCGGAACCGCCGGTCCAGGATTCTGGAACGTCGCGCGGTGTGGACGTTCGGAGATGGACGTCTTCGGGGCGATCATGCGACGGTCACCAGCCGGTACGGCGCAATCGCCTCGTCATAGCCGTACGGGGTCGTCGAGACGCTCCCCGCCGTCGTCAGGTCGCGGCCGACGGTCGCGTAGTGCGCCGCCAAAAGCCCCATCGCGAACGTGAACCAGGGCGGAATCAGCGCGACCGACGGATACCCGGCGACGATCCGCAGCACATACGGCTGAAACGATCGCAGGTCCGTCGGCCAGGCGCCGAGACTCGAGAGCGCCACACGCGCCGGCGTCGGCTGCTCGCTCGACGGGTCCAGCGTGTACTGGTCGACGCCAAGCGTCTGCACGACGTCGCTCGCATCGATCGAGCTGATCGACACGATGGACGGCACCGGGCGCCAAGGCAACACGATCGGCACGCGGCCGAGGGGCAGCGCATCGAAGAAGACGTCGTAGGTCCGGAGCCGCGGCACGACCCCGGTGTCTTGCTGCACCTGGCTCCGCGCCATCGTGAGGAAGCGGCGCATCAAGGCATCGCGCGGATCGCCGTCAACCCAGTCGAGGCCGGCCAGCTGCTTGCCCTCAGTGAGCGTCAGGGGTTCGACCGCGGTCGTGAGGGTCAGCGTGCCCCCGGCGCCGGCGACCGTCACCGCGAGCGGAATGGAGACATGCAACGAGTCGATGACCGTCACCACGTAGGAGCCGTCGACCGCCGGCGTCGACCCGACATGGTCCGCAACCGCGGCCGTGTCGCCCGAAACCAAGTGGTGCGGCGCGAGCGTGGTCAGCACCGTGGCTGCGGCGATCGACGACGTGACGATCGCGATCGCCGGCGTCACGAGGACCGCCACCGCGTGCGGCGGTGCCGCGCTCGAGCGAGGGCCGTTCCAGGTCACCCCCATCAGCGTCTCTTCTGGCCGCGATACGTGCCAGACGTGAAGGACCCGGGCGACAAGCCCGCCTGCACGACGTCACACACGAGCGGCGCGGGGCTCGCAGCCTGCACCTCGTCAACCGGGGCAGCTGACGTTCCCAGCGGTGCACCCTGCAGCGCCCGCGCCGCGGCGTCTCGTGCCGGGAGCTGCGCGATTTCGATCGGTCCGCCGCCACACGCGCAATGCGCGGTGCCGCAGATCGGACAGTCCCCGGGATCGTGGCGATGAAACATCAGCCCTTCTTCGTGGCCTTCTTCGTTCGGGCGCGCTGCTGCTTCACGGCGGCCTTGACCGCAGGTGTGGCCGGCTGTTTGGCAGGAGGAACGTGTTCAGGGCTCGCGGGTTGTGCCGATGTCGGCGCGTTCGTTGACGCGCTCTCTGACGCCGCCTGGATCGCCCCATCGCGCGACGGCAACTGCACGACCTCGACCGGCAGCTGGCCGTCCTCGCTGTGCGTGACGACGCGGCCTTCCGTGTGTGTGGTGACGATTCCCATCGGCGACTCCTTTACCGGGTCCGGACGAGCATCGTCAGGACCTTGACCTTGTTCACGGCGAGATAGACGTCGGCATCCCACACCGCTTGTGATCGCCCGTCGAAAATCAGCCCGCGTTTGAAATAGACGGCGTGCTCCTCCCCGTTCGAGAACTGCACGCCGAGCATCCCGCCGCTCTCTTCCAGGTCGTCCAGATCACACCCGGTCTTCTCGACGAACCTGACGCCGAACACCCGGGCCGCGCGCTTGAGCTCGGCCCACGTCGCGCCCTCCCGCAACACGCGCGGGCTGACGTGCGCGATCGCGACCAGCGCTTCCGAGTACGACACGCCGACACACATCGCGAAGGCGGCGATCGTGCAATCCCCGAGGTGCTCTTCGCGCTGCCCCACGATCCGGACGATCGGGGCATCGTCCACGCGCCTGGTCCCGACTAGCTGATGACGACGCCGTACGCCGTGCCGTCCGGCACCCAGAAGCCGTTGTCGGCGAGCAGCGTGATGTTGTTGCCGACCTTGTTGCCGAAGGTCAGGACGTCGTCGGCCGCGTTGCCCCCGAGCCCGCCCGCGACGGTCACGACGTGGGCGAAGGCGGTCCGGCTGACGATGACGAGGCGCATCCCTTCCTCGGCCGCGGTCGGCACCGCCAGGGTGTAGGCGCCGGCGCTCGCCTTCGTGAGCGCGTGCACCCCGTCGATGTGCGTGATCGCGCCGTCGATCAGTTGCGCGGTGTCGTCGTCAGGCCCGGCGCCGTAGACGTATTGATTCCGAGCCGCGTCGTAGCGAGGCTGACCCATCGGCTGTCTCCTTCGTGATCCACAGAACCGAGCGAAAAGGAAGGGGGAAAAACACGCGACCGAGTTTTTCCCCCACGAACGTTAAGGAAACGACGGGTTCTAGTTGAGCCCGGTGACCTTCCCGAAGGCCGCTTCGCGGTACGCCGCCATCGCGAGTCGACGTTCGGCCCGGATCGCGACGAGGTTGTTCACGAAGAAGCTCGCGTGGCTGTTCGAGCTCTCGACGCGGTCCCCGCCCTTGCGGAAGATCTGCGCACAGGATCGGAACGCGCCGACGAGCGCGGTGTTGGCGACGATCGACGGCGTGACGGCCGCGGGCACGCCCCACAGGATCGGTGTCTGCGCGGCCGCCCACGGGCCGCTGCCCATGTAGTTGCCGGCCGCGTTCTTCAGGAGCTGGATCGCCTGCCAGTTCGCGGGGTTGATCACGACGCCGTCCACCAGCACGAACACGGTGGTCGCGATCGTGGTCATCTGCTTGAAGATCGCGTCCATATTGCTGTCCGCCCCGCGCGCCTGCGCCGCGGTGAGCCCGGGCAGCGTCATGAGGCCGAGGATGTGCGGCGCCACGCCGGAGCCGTTCAGGAGCTCGTCCTCTTCCTTGAGGTCGAGGCCCAGCTTCAGCCGAGCGTCGATGATCGAGGCGGTCTGGCTGAAGTCCTCGAGCATCTCTTCGGTGACCGGGATCCAGTGCGCGATCTTGCGGACGGCCGCGGTCGCCGCATCGAAGATCAACGTCGACTCGGGCTTGAGGCCGCCCTCGGCGACCGCGTCGGCCGCGTTCGTGAAGGTCGTTTCCTTCATGAACTGGATCAGGTTGCCGTCGGTCGTGCCGGGCGCGATGAGATCCGCCACGACGAGGCGCTTGAAGAGCAGCGGGATGACGCCCGGCCGCGTGTCGGGGATGATCAGGTCCCCGCCGGAGGCCGCGTCTTCGGTCAAGGTCGCGCCCATGATCTCGACGCCGGGCGACAACGAGCCCGAGCGCTTGTGCTGGCCGCCCTTGACCCACGCGCGGTACGCCGGATCCGCGATGAACTGTTGCCCGATCGAGCGCCGTTCGCGGGCACGGTTGCCCTCGTGCGCGGCCGCCTGCATCCCGGCGGTGAGGCGCGCGATCTCGGCCTGGAAGTTGGCGTCGCCCTGGAGGCCGTCGATCTTCGCTTTGAGGGCCTTGCCCTCGTCGAGGATGGCCTGGATGGCGGCTTTCTCGTCGGCGGTCATCAGCCGGCCCTTGATCTCGGGGGTGGTGTCGGTGGCCTTCGCGACGACGTGATCGGCGCACGCGCGCATGGTGGCCTCGAGCAGGTCCTTCGCCGCGGTCTGCTTCGCCTTCACATCGGTCTCGAGCTGCGCGAGATTCAGTGTGCCCGCCATGCCGACCATCACCAGGCCGTGCGCCTGCGACGTGTGCGGCATCAGCAGCAGCACGAGGAGAATCACCGACGCGGTGACAAGCTGTCGATGCTCACCCCAGACGCTGTGTCGCAGAAATGCGGCGATGCTGGCGAGCGCCCGCGTCGGCGCCGTCAGGCACGTCGAGAGCTTCGTGCGCCACGGTTCGGATTTCCCGATCCCGACGTTCCGGGCGTGCACGTCGAAGATGTTGAGCGGGGTGCTGGCAATGGCGACGATCAGCGCGGCGAGATAGAGCGGAATCCTGTCCATGTTCGGGTCGCTTTCTACAAATCGAGTTCAAGGAGCGCCGCCTCGGCGGCGTTCTGCCAGGTGAGGTCCGACGGGCGATCCTGGGCTGGTGGCCGTGAGGCTCCTGCAGCCGTGTCGTCGGTCGGGGTCGTCGTCTTCTTTCCGGTCCCGTTACAGGCCGGGCAGGGTTCTTGGCCTTGCGGGTCGGACATGAAGCGTTCGTCCCTCAGGCCCGAGCCGTGGCAGGTCGGACACGTGTCGTCGTCGGCCGACGCCAACAGGCGCGCCGCGCGCTGGTCCGCCGGATTGGCGGACGCCGACAGCACGCGGGCCAGGGTCTCGTTCAGTGTCGCGACGGAATCGATCATCCCGATCGACAGCGCCTCGGCCGATCCGTAGACGAAGGCCTTCCACTTGTTGCGGACGCGCTCGGGCGTCATGCCCTTGCCGCGGCCATTCACGACGCTCGTGACGAACTGGCCGTACGCGAGATCGACCGCTTTCTGCGTGCGCGCAATCTGGGCCGCGCTCGGCGCGGCGGCGACGTTGTTGTCGTCCTTGCCCTCGCCGGCGAAGACAAAGGTTTCTTTCACGCCGAGCTGCTCGAGCATGCCCGAGAGGTCCTCGAGGATGCAGTACGTCCCGATCGAGCCAATGCGCGCGGACGGCGCGGCGACGATCTCCGTGGCGGCGGCCGCGACCTGATACGCGGCAGACGCCCCGAGATATTGGATCTGCGCGATGACCGGCTTCGTCACACGCGCCTTCATCACTTCGGCCGCGAATTCCGCGTTGCCGGCGACGGATCCCCCCGGCGAGTCGATGTCGAGCAGGATCGTTTTGACGTCAGCGCTGGCCATCGCCTTGCCAAGCGATCGACTCAGGCTTTCAAACGTCGTCCCCCCTGAGAACTCGCTGAATAAGTTCATCCGCGGGGCAATGACGCCGTACACGGGAATGATCGCGACGCTGCCCGCGCGGGGCTGCGGGAGGTTCTTGCGATCGACCAGCGCCGCCGCGATCGCGGCGTCGTCGGCGTCCTGCCCGGCCATCCGCCGCGCCAGGATCCCGGCGACGACGCGCAGCATCGGCCGCTCGAGGTTCCAGGGGTGCTCGAGCGCGAAGCTCAGGACGTGGTCGTAGCGACCTTTCATGCCGCCTCCTGGCCGAGGAGCTGAGTCAATGTCGCCGTGTTCGCCCGCTGCGCCACGAGCGCGGCCCGCTCGGGGTCGAGGCCGGCGCGCGTCAGGTCGGCTGCGAGCTCGCGGTGCCACCGATCGAGCTGCTCGTAGAACGTGGTCGCCCGCTCGGCGATCGGGAGCTTGCTGAGTCGGGCCTGCTGACGGAGCCGGGCGGCGTGCACGACCGGCGCGATCGAGGCGGCGTCGGGATCCGTCGGGTCGTCCGGCCGGGTGAACATCGGCGCCGGTTTGTCCCCGGGATGCGCGGTCGCGTCGGACGGGCCGCCCTGTTGGGGGGCGATCTCATCGGACGCCGGATCCTCGTCGCGCGGCAGGTTCACCTTCGCGCGCGCCTCGTTGACCTTCATGTACGGCTTGCCAACGGCCACCGACAGCGAATTCGACTGCTCTTCGAAGCTGCCGGCGAGCTTCGCGCCGATGTTGAACTCGGTGTACACATCGACCTGGTCCTCGCAGTCGATCAGGAGCTGCCCTTCGATCTCTTGGTCGATGTGCTCGAACCAGGGCCCGAGGCAGTCCTGGTACAGGTTCTTGTGCTGTTCTTTGATGTTGCTGAACGTCGCGTGGTCGAGGATGCCGACGAACGGTTGCGGGATCTGATACTCGGCCGCGCAGACTTCGCGCCGGAGTTTCCCGCCCACGGTGTACTCGGAGTCCTTTGCGCTGAAGGAGCTCGTCTTGAAGGTCCACCCGGGCTCGAGGACGGCCACCTGGCCGGCGCCCGCCCTGCCGGCGAACCGCGATTGCCACTGTTCGCGCCAGTCCTTCTTTTGCTGGGTGTTCCACTTGCCCGCGGGCGCGTCGAGCGCTTGCTCAATGAGGCCGTCTTGGCGGCCCGCGTTGCGCCAGAACGACTCGCGATGGTCTCCGGCGGCTTCTTCTTCCGCGAGGATCCGGCGCAGCGTCTCGAGCGGCGACAGGCCCATCAACGGGTTGAGCGGGTTGTACCCGTTGAAGTACACGATCTCCGAGAGCTCGAAGCGCTGGACGCGACCGTTCACCGTCCGTTCAAAATGCGACGGGAGGAGGTCGCCCTTGACCTCCATCTGTTCGGGCGGCAGGCGCACGAGGCCGATCGCGGGCCGGCCGTCCGCGCCACGGTGCCGCACCTTCAGCCAGTACGCGTTGAAGTAGATCCCGAGGTCGCTGACCAGGCTTTCGATGAGCCGGTACCGTCGCGTCGCGGGGTTCGGCTTCCCCAGCCACCGGGCCAGATCGTGATCGACGAGGCGCACGCGGTCGGTGTCCGAGACACGGCGAAAGACCTGGAGACCGACGTGCGCGATGTTGCGGGCGAGAAAGTCGACGCAGATCCGAACGTTCGGCTGCGTGCGGTAAATCTCGGCGTAGGTGTGCCGGTAGTCGTAGAGATCTAGTGAGCCCCCAGACGAGCCGGACCAGCGCGGCGGCGGGTTCGTGAGCGCCTGCAGACCCTCGAAGGTTCGGACGATCACGGGGCCACCTGCAGGTGCGCGATGTTGGCGCGCGGAATGTGGACGTCGCCGGGCAACTTCTCGGGCGGCAGGCCGGCCTTCAGCGCTGAACAGTCGCGCAGAATGAACCACGGCCCGCGCTGTTGCCAGACGATCCCCTCGATCGCTTCGGAGTCCGTGTGCTTGAAGTTCACAATGACCCGCCGGAGCAGGCACGGCGGCCGCCAGAAACAAAGCCAGGACAGCATCAGTGAGAGGAAGCCACACGTAGCAGTGTGGAATGGCCGGACGCACGGACTGTATTTGTCGATGTTTATTCGGGGCCGACGAGGCGCGTGATCTGCTCCACTTCCGAAATGACGACGAGGCCGCCCGCGAAGTCCCACCACATGTCGATCGCGCGCAGGCCCGTCGCGCTGATGCGATCCGTGGCCTCTTGGAGAAGCGCCTGCCGGGCGTTGTCCGCCTCGCCCTTGGACGAAAAGAGCGCGGCCGCGTCGAGATCGCGCGTCCGCGTCCAATGCCCATCAAAACGGCCAATGAACTGGTGGCCGTTCACGTACTCCAGCACCCACAGTCGGCGCGTGGAGGCTCGTTCGTCCATTGCGGTGTCCCGATATTATTCCGCGCGCCGGGTGAGCTCGCGCCGGATGATCTCGGGGACGGTGACGTCCCGGCCCTCGGTGCGGGTGAGCCGCTGCGCCCGTCGGGAGTACGCGTCGTATTGTTTCGACGGCAGCGTCACGCCGACTTCCACCGAGGTATCGTCGTCGTCCACGCGCGGCCGGCCCGGCCCCGTGCGCTTCATGCGACGAGGAGCTCCGGATCCTCGGGCGGCCCGACGTCTAGCGCCGCGAGCTTGCGCGCCATGATCATCGCGACGATGCCGTCGATGCGGCCGCTGCTCCGCTTCTTCACGGGTTTGATGTTGTCGGGCCCGTCACGATAGACGACGACGTTCGACGCCTGCACCGCCAGGAGCGGGTTCCCGCCGGCGTCGACGAGCCCGTCGAGGACCTCTGCCTCGAAGTCCTTCGAGGGGAGCGTCATGTGCTTGATCGTTTGGGGGATCTCGAGGACCGGGAAGCCGTCCGTCTCGAGGTCGTTCTCGATCGTCCCGGCGTTCCAGGGGTCGAACCCGACGAGCTGGATGTCGACCCCGAAGAGGACCTTCGCGTCCTTCACGGCGGCGCGGATGACATCCTGGTCGATCCGGTTGCCTGGGTTCGTCGTCAGGACCGGCCAGGGCGTGCCCGGGATCAACTCCTTCGCCCACTGCAGATACGGCGCCCTGTCCCGACGCGACCGGGCCAAGAGCGTGTCCGCCGGCGTGAAGCACCGCACCAGGTACCGCCACGAGCTCCGCGTCGCCGTCGGGGGGAAGAGGAATGCGAGCGCGGCCAGGTCGATCTTGCTCGAGAGGTCGACGGCGGCGACACACGGCTGACCGCGGAGCTCCTCGATCGTCCAGGCGCTCTGCCCCTGCTTCCACCCCTCGATCGACAGCCAGGGCGCGTCGGTGTTGACCCAGAGGTTCAGGCGCTTCTGTTGGTACGCCGCGGCCGCGCCCGGCATCGCCAGCGCCTTCGCGACCAGCGCCGCCAGGTCGTCCGGCTTCACCGAGACGCCGTAGTTCGGATTCGCCTTCCGCGCGGTCGCGTCGAGCGTCCAGTCGTCCTCGGGATCGGCGTGGGCGATGAACGCGAAGAACGTCTCGTCGACGAGGACCTGGTCGAGAATCTGGCAGGCGTAGAAATGTTGGTCGCCGCAGGGCGAGACGGGGTCATTGCCCGCCGTCGTGATCTGGTAATTGACCGGCTGCCGGCGGGCGCCGGTCGCCGTCTCCATCACGTCGATCGTGTCGCGATGCTTAATCTTGTGGAACTCGTCGACGATGATCAGGTTCGGGTTCAGCCCGTCTTCCGGATCTTTCCCGAGCGGCTCGAGCTTCGAGGACGTGTCGACGCGGTGGAGGTTCTTCGCTCGAACGACGATGCGGGTCTTCAGCCCGCTCGACCGCACGAGCTTCTTCATGTCGTTGAAGACGAACATCGCCTGGCCGCGCTTCGTCGCCAGGCAGTACCCCTCGGCGCCCGGCTCGCCGTCGTAGAACGTGACGTAGAGCCCGACGATCGCCGCCTCGAGGGTCTTGCCGTTCTTCCGGGGGATCTCGTTGTAGGCGGTCCGGAACCGCCGGAGACCGGTGTCGACGTGGACCCAGCCGAAGAGGGAGCCGAGCCGGAACTGCTGCCACGGCTGCAGGACGATGAACGATCCCGCCCACTCGCCCTTGTAGTGTTTGAGCTTCGCGGCGAACCGGAAGAACCGATCGGCCTTCGCCGGGACGAACCGGTACGGAAAGGCCGCGGTCGCTTCGCGCGCCCGATCGCGGAGATGCCGCTCGCACGCGAGGCGGTGATACTTCCCCGCCGGGATCCGGCCGGCGGCCACGCGGCGCGCGTAGGCATCGACCGGATGGATCAGGCCGAGCACCGTGCCCACGGCGAGCACGACGCTGGCCGCGGCCTTCTTAATGGGCTTGGGCAGCAGGCTCATCGAACTCCGCAAAGGGATCGTCTGGGGCCGGCGCGTCGGCGACCTTCACGCGCGACCGGGCCGCCGGCGTCATGCCGAGCTCCACCAGGTACTGGCGGACGGCCATGTGCCCCTGCCGGAGTTGCGCCGTCGTCTTCACTTCGAGCTTCTTCAGCTGCACGATCAACTCGATCGCGCGGACGATCTGCTCACCGTCCCGCAGTTTGCCGATCGCCTTCTGCAGCTTGGCCACGAGGGCGACGTTCGTCCGATGCGTTACGACGATCGCTTCCGTCTCCGCGAACAGCTGGCAGTACTGGTAGAGCGCGGCGTCGTCGACTTTCGACAACGTCTTCGCCGCCTCGAGGCGGAGGACCATGCGGCGCCACTCCTCGAGCGCGGGCCCGTTCAGGCCGATCGGGATCGGCGGGCGACCGACCGGCGGATCCGGCGCGTCGGCCGACGTCGCCGTCGTCACGGTGCCGCGATCCTTCCGGCCCGTGCCGGCGAGCGCGTGTTCGCGGTGGGATTTCTTATTGCGGCCGCCGGAGCTCGAGGTCCCCGGCATCAGCGCGCGCTCGGTCGAAGGACGGCCTTCGCCATCCGCAACTTCGGCCGGCGCCGGCGGGTGGTGATCATGGAAACTGCTCCCAAAATGCGAAATTCATTTGCTGCCAACGCGCGAAGGAAACCCCGGCGCGGTTTCCCGGCCCCCAATCCACAGGGACTTGCGAGGCCCCCCCACCCGTCCGGTCGCGCGGTCGACGCGGATGTCAACAGGTTTCCGATCACGATCGACGCCTCACCTTGAACTGCCCTGCTTGATCGCGAGGGAGTGAGCTGCGTCGGAACGTCGGTGTCATCACCGATCGCTGCACACCACGCTGTGACTCGGTCACGGTCTTGAGGTCGGAGCAATCGAGACAGAGCGCTTGTTCGTTCGACTCGTCTTCGGTCCCACCTTCCGCGAGCGGCACGATGTGATCGCGGATGGTGGGCTTGGTGTGTCGTCCCTCCTTCAGGCACACGACACACCACGGCTGCGATGCGAAGAGACGCGCGCGTCGACGTTGGAGCTCGCGGCCGCGGATGCGCGTGACGAGCGGACGCTCGAGGGTGCGCCAGGCTTCGGCCTCGGGCTTCTTACAGATGCGGCCGCACTTCGGATGTGAGCAGAGACGAGGCGGGGCCATCGCCATCAGGTCAGCGATCCGTTCTGAAGAAAGCCGTGGTAGTCGTCGGCTTGAATTGATCCTGCCCCTGCGCTACACGTCAGTCCGTTCTTGTCGACGGTGATGGTGGGTGGTTCCCCGTGACGGACCCAGCAGCGATGCGCCTTGTCGTCCTTCAGCGTGCAGTTTGACGCGCGGCCGTCGATGTCCCACCAGTGATCATTGGGGAGCACGACGTGCAGGTGTCGCTCGCATGGGGGTTCGTGCGTCGAGCACTTCCCATCGCCAGCGAACGTGACCCAGAACATATCGCCTGGCTGCGGGCGCTCGTTCTCCCAGTCGATCGATTCGCGGAGGCGGCAGATGGTTGCCATCAGCGGTGCGATCCAATCGCGAGGCCAAGGAAGAACGCGAGGAGCACGAGCCAGGGCCAGCGTGGCCACGACGTCAGCTCATGGTTGGCGACGTTGGGTCGATAGTCTCGAAGGCCTGACTCCTTGTCGGTGTAAGGAATCATGCGCGCCCTGGTTTCGACCCGATCACAATCGGGTTGTTCTGGCATTCCTTCGGGGCTGCGTACGTACACGTCATGACACGTGTGGACACGTACGTAGCGAGGCGGGAGAGGGAGTCGATCGTGCGAGACGCCCTCCGCATGGTGGCGGGATCCCTTCTGTCAAGGTTGTCGGGGACGAGAGGCGCGACCAGGAGGACCGCGCCGGTAACTGCAAGTGTCCGCCCGTACCGAGGGGGAAAACACGCCTCTGGTGCGCCGAGTAGCACGGAGTCGTGTCAAGTAGCGTCGACGGGGCGCGTACACTACCGAGAGAGGCCCCACAATCGCGAGACCGATGGATTTACACCCACACCTGCCGCGCCTCCTGGAGGTGCACGAGGTGGCCTTCCTGATGAAGTGCAGTCAGGAGACGGTGCGACGCCTCATCCGACGCGGGGAGCTGATCGGGGTGCGCTTTGGGAATCAATGGCGCGTGGATCCCGTCGACCTGCAGGCGTACATCGAATCCCAGAAGGTGCGGATCGCGGCGCACGAGCGCGTGATCGATCAGCAGTTCGCGGCCGCGTCCTCGAACGTGAACGTGACCGTCTTTGGCCGCACCGATCTCGACGTCGTGGCCACCGAGGGCGGCAAGGCCACCGTGGAACATCGGCGATGAACGACGCACTCGCGACGCGCGCTGACGGGAAGCGACTCTCCGATCGACAGGATCTACCGCGTTTAGCGTCGGGGCGGTACGTCATCTACGACGAGCTGTACGAACACGACGGCCTGAGCCCCTTCACGAACTGGCAGGAGGCTCACTCGCTCTATGTCGATTACGTCATCACGCCGCTGATGGGCACGTCGCCGCTCCTCACGCTCGCGCGCCGCGAGAAGTTACGGAGTCGGATGCGCGCCATGCCCTATTACGACCCGGAGACGTGATGGCCACGCTGCGCTACAAGTATCCGGTCGCGTCAGCGATGCGCGGCGTGACGATCAGGGTGGACGTCACCGGTGTCCGTACGTGGCGGGTCCGTCTCTGGGTGGGCACGGTCTT